AGATTTTATAATAATTTACAAATTAATATTGTAAGATTTTATAATAATATTGTAAGATTTTATAGAATATAATAATAATTTAATGTATAAGTCCCATAACAAATTGATTATTTTGTCTATATATATTGACAACATAACCTTTATATCTAATATATTTAACCATTTCCACAAGATATCTATCATTTGAAATATTGGAAATATTTGTTAATATATGATTACGTGCTTCATATACAAAGTAAATAGTAGGAAAAGTAGTATAATTTGTATTTAAAAATAGTGCATCTTTTTCATGATCGTGTAATACGATAGTTAATGTGTTATTAATACAATGCTCTAGTTTTTTACCAAAAAAGTTAAATTGAAATAGAGTATTTTCAAGAACACCATTTTTACGAATACCGATAGGAGTATTATTATAAGGGTGTAAAATGAAAAGAAAATGAAAGTTATTATTGATATTAATTTGATCAATTATTTTAAGATATAATGGTGAATGAAAATTAATATTATTTTTAAAATAGTATTCATATTTCAAAGTTTGAATTTGAATTAAATTAATATATTTATTTTCTTGTTGAGTATTAATAATATTAAAATTATGATTTTTAATTAATTTATAAATAATATGATCAGATATATCAAATATTAGATCATTTTCAATAATATAAACATATTTATAAGATCTAATATTATATTTAAGTTTAATTAAGTTTTTAAAGATTATATTAAGATTATTTTTTAATTTTTGTAAATAATAAAAATTTTCAATATTATATATTTTATATATTTGTAATAAGTTTTTATTCATCGCATTTTATTTCATCATTTATAAAAAAAATGGTATTATCATTTAAAGATCATTTAGATTTTACACCCGATTTAACACCATATGAAATGTTTAATGCGGGTGTTGTTGGTGGATCATATTTTCGTAATATTACATCACCAAAAACAAATATTAATTATACTACAGAAGATTACAAACAATTTAAATTTTTATTAAAAATACCTTTACATAAACTTATTACGCAAAATTATGATAAAACTATTAATAAATATAAAGTTAAAGCAGGATCAAGTTATGAGATTTGGATATCAAAAAATTGGATAGATGAAGAAATAGATCCTAGAGGTTGGATACAATGGTATTGTAATTTTTATAATGGAAGAAGAACAGATGATGATGAAAGACAAATAAAAAGATGGAAGAATTTTGCATCAAAAACCAGTGGAAGATTTCGTATAAAATATCAAAATTTAATAACAAAAGAAAAAAGTAATAAAATAGATTTTCATCCAGTTTTGCAACAAAATTTATTGGAATGGGGTGTAGATTCACGAAAGATGATTCCTTAAAAGCAATGTGCTAAAATATATTCAATACAATTTGTATTTAATTTAAGTTCAATTTCTGCATAAAATACAAATATAAAAAGTTTATGATAAAGTCCTACAGTATTTATAATATCTTCAATTACATCAATATCATTTATAAATGAATTTATTATACAAGTAATTAAACAATCATTCATAATATCAGATGGTTTATATAATAATGTTTTAAGATCATTATCATAATGAAAAGATTCAATTGGTTTAATATATTCATATTTATGTTTATACATTAAGCACCAAAAAATATCAACTATCATTTTAGTATTATTATAAATAGGTCTTGATGTGAATAAAGATAAATTATATAAATAAAACCATTTTTCTTGTTGAATAAACTCATTATAGAGACAATGATATAATTTAGTTGTTGTATGTTGATTGTAAGATAATTTTTCAGTAATTTCAATAAACATAATATTATTGTAAATTCTAAATGAATAATAAAAATCAATTAAAGGAGTTGATATTATAATACCACTTATCATTTATTTACTAAGTTTCAATAATTTTGCAATTTTATCAGTATCTAAGTTATCCAAATAAAACCATTTTTTAACATTACCATCCCACTTCGCACCTAATCCTTTCGCTTTATCTTTATCTGCAAAAGCGATATTAAGATAATGTTCTTTAATTTCAAGTTTTTTAAGTTGTTGTATAATATCATCTTCATTACCTTCATAATACCATTTCTTAAGATCTTTATCCCATTTTGCACCTAATTCTTTAGCTTTATCTTTGGAATCAAATGGAATACTTAAAGAAATGCGTTTTACAGTTTCAACACCAATAGCATCATTTGCTAATTTATCTGCTTGTTCATTTCCATAAGAATGTTCATCATCAAAACCGGTATGTGCTTTAATATATTCATATTTAATATTATATTTTTCAACTAATTGATATAATTCTTCAACTAATTCATAATTTTTAATTTCAGTTTTATCTTTTTTCTTTAACCAATTTGCAAATTTAGTTGCACATTTGATAACATATTCACTATCTGTATATATTTTATATTTATTTCCATCATTTGCAACAATTTTAATTGCAGTAATGAATGCTAATAACTCTGCAACATTATTTGTTTGTTTATATTTATCTTTATCTACAATTGAACTAACATTACGCGGATCATTATCAGCAAAAAATATTCCTATACCCGCTTTTGCTTCTGGATAACCATTTTTAGAACAAGCACCATCTGTATAGATAGGTATCATTATATAATTATTAATGATTAAATATCATTTTTTTATATTATTCAAAAATAAAATGGAAGTATTATACAATATAATTGTAATATTTTTACTTTTTAATGCTATAGTTTGGAGTTTATTTAGTCATAAACAACATTGTGAAATTGTAAAAATGTTTGGTATTCAACAATGTCCAAGTCATTGGATACATATTACATTTGGGGTAATATGTTTTATATTAGCAATTGTAATACAACAACGTAATTATATATTTATAATTAAAAAATAATACAATGATTTAAAAGTATATAAAAAAATAATATTATTTATTAAATAATTTTAATTTAAAAACTCATAAAATCAATAATAGCTGCTGTTGAATCAACAGCACCATTACGCATTTTAAATACACCTTTTATTTGTTTTTTATCTTTATTTTTAATTATTTGTTTGATATCATCAATATCAAACCATTTACGAGAATATATTTCATTATTATCAATAATCTTATCTGTAATTCTAGTTTCAGTGCTTCCAACAAATATAACATATTTTTTCTTCCAAATAAAAGTATTTAACAATGTAAAATTATTAGGTAAATGTAAATTAACTTCTTCTTTATATTCACGAGCCATAGCATCCCAAGGTGTATTATCTGTAGGATCAATTAAACCACCGGGAGGTCCTAAACGACAATCAGTTTCTATTAAAGAGCCTTTAATATTACTAGGTTTATGCGTTAACATTAAACATTTTAATTTATTTGTTTCAATATCATTTGTTAATAATAATATATGAGCACTAATAACATTTGGATGTGAATTCCAATTAATTTTATTTTTAATAAATAATAAATTATTACCAGAAAAGAAAGATACAATAGTAGATTTATATGAAGAATTTGTAATAGCCATTTTAAAATCTGAAGAATATTGATCATCAGTTAACATTGTTAAATATGATTTATAAAGATCATATTGAAGTAAATTTTGTGTTAATAATTCTTGAATAAATGAATTAGAATATACAAAATTATGTGAATTACTCATTCTTAATACAAAAAAAGGTTCCATATGAATATTATCATAAATTGCTTGATATAAATAATTAAGTTCATGAATAGTAATAAAATTATATATTGAATGTATTTTATTTAAATCAGTTGTATTTAAATATTGAAATGTTAATAATGATATAATATGTAAAATTAATGAAATTATTTTATTTGAATCTTCTAAATTATTTATTAGTTTATTATAAATAATTAATAAATAATCATAATATCTATTTCCCCATATTTTTTTTAAATCTTCAAAAGTATAACCACCATTTATAAAAATTGTTTCAAGCATAAAAGCACCACCTTTTTTTACACATCCACCACATTTACATTTACATTGTTTCATTATATTTTAATAAATGAAAATAAAAATAATTATCATAAATCATTTCAATTATATTTAAAAATAAAAATAATTATCAAAAAAGCATTACAATTATATGTAAAAACATATAAAAGTTTTAATATTAAATTAACAAAATGGAAATATGTGTAGGAATAGATTTAGGAACTACTTATAGTTGTGTAGGAATATATCAAAATGGTCAAGTTGAAATTGTAATAGATCCTCATACAGGTGCTAGAACAATTGCATCATATGTTTCTTTTAGTGAAAATGAAAGAATAATTGGAAATATAGCTAAAAATCAATCAACAATGAATCCAAAGAATACGATATATGATGCAAAACGTTTTATAGGTATGAATTTTAGTGATCCAAAGATTCAAGAAATAATTCCAAGATATCCATTTACAATAAAAGGTGATAATAATGATAAAATATATTTTGAAGTAGAATATAAAAATGAAACAAAGAAATTTTATCCAGAAGAAATTAGTGCAATGTTATTGTCAAAAATGAAAGAAATGGCAGAAGAATATACTAATAAAAAAGTAACAAAAACTGTAATAACAATACCAGCACATTTTGCAGATTCTCAAAGAAATGCTACAAAATCAGCAGGTAAAATAGCAGGTTTTGAAGAAGTTTTACGAATTATTAATGAACCTACAAGTGCAGGATTAGCTTATGGTATTGAAAAAAATAATTTATCACGAGAAATTAATATATTAATTGTAGATGTAGGTGGTGGAACAGCAGATATGTCAATTTTAACAATTGATGGTGGATTATATGAAACAAAAGGAACAGCAGGTGATAAATTTTTAGGTGGTTCTGATGTAGATAATAGTATTGTAGAATATATGGTAAATGATTTTAAACGTAAATTTAAATGTGATCCTACAACATCACCAAAAGCAATGAAAAGATTAAAAAATACAGCAGAAAACATAAAAAAGAATTTATCAACTTCAACGACTTCAAGTATAGAAATAGAATCAGTATTTGAAGGAAATGATTATAATAGTTCAATAACCCGTGCAAAATTTGAACAAATATGTAATCCTATTTTTGAAAAGTGTATGGCATTAATTAAACAAGTAATGTCAGATACAAATACTAAAATACAAGATATAAATGAAATAGTATTGGTAGGTGGTAGTACACGTATTCCTAAATTACAAACAATGATATCAGAATATTTTAATAATAAACAATTAAATAAATCAATTAATCCAGATGAAGCCGTATGTTTTGGTGCAGCAATTCAAGGTGCAATATTAACCGGAACAAATGATGAAAAAACGAAAGATCTATTATTAGTTGATTGTTGTTCATTAAATTTAGGAATAAAAACAAATGGATCTATTATGACACCATTAATTGAAAAAAATTCTGCAATTCCTATCAAAAAATCACAAATATTTAGCACTGCAGAAAATAATCAACCCGCTGTTACAATTGAAGTATTAGAAGGTGTATCTCCAATTGCAGATAAAAATAGAAAATTAGGTTCTTTTAATTTAGAAGGAATACCTCCAATGCCAAGAGGACAACCGCAAATTGAAGTAACATTTTCATTAGATGCAAATTCAATATTAACAGTTTCAGCATTAGAAAAATCAAGTGGTAATACAAAAAATATAGAAATAAAGCAAGATGATAATAAATTATCAAAAGAAGAAATAGATAAAATGATAGAAGAAGCCGAGAAATTTAAACAAGAAGATGAAGAAAGAGCAAATAATATTCAAAGTAGAAATAGATTAGAAACATTATTATATGATAAAAAGAATACAATTGAAAATGAATCAGAAGAACTTAAAAATACATTAATGCCTATAATAGATGAAGGTATTACATGGTTAGATAATAATAAAGAAGCATCAACAGATAGATATGAAGAATTAATAAAAGAATTTGCAGAAAAATTAGGTTCATTTAATAATTCAGAATAATTTGAGTGATTTTAATCATTATTTTTTTGAAATGTTATTATAAACATTTTCTGGTTAAAAGATAATATATATTATGAGTAATTTAGATGTCTTAGAAAATGCATTATCTTTTATAAGAAATGATCTTGAAAAATTTTACAGTTTAGTTGCTGATGTTGATAATCGGTTAGTTAATGCAGAAAATTTCTTACTTGATAATGGTGATGCATTAAACCCAATATTTTCTAATATTGATGATACAAGTATTTTTACGAGTTATTCTGAGGCATCACGTGAAACAAGAACAGAACCTATAAGATTAGAAGATATACATTTAAGAGCTACTAAGCCAACTCTAATTACTCCAGATGAACCAATACAAACTTGTAATGTATTGATGAATGCTATTTCATTTAGTAATTTTAATCAATATTTTAGTTCAACATTGGGTGATACATTAGAATTTTATGTTACTGATTTACCTAATATTAGAAATTCATTAGAATCAAATATACCTTTCATTACCGATGGATTAAATTTAATACGTAATTCTAATTATAAAATACTAAATGATTTTTTTACAATTCAACCTGATTTTAGAGATCAAACAATAGATATTAATATACGTGCAATAGATAGTTCTAATGTATATAAATATGAACAATATGATAGTTTTAATTATTTAAGTGATCCTTATATTATTAGAATTGTTGAACAAACTGTTTCTTCCATTATTAAAATTCATCCAGAAAGTAGTAATGATACTATAATATTTCCTCATACAGATCATCATATTAGAAATAATTTAAATCAAAATGTTTTATTTTTTAAAACTTTTATTAATAAGACAGGTGAATCAAGTATAACATCTATTCCAAATATTGAATCAATATATTATGAATATGAATTACCATTAGATAATATAGTATTTTCAAATATAGATAAAGAATATTATTCTAATTTTGATAAGGAATATTATTATATATTTGATTTTCGTGGTTCAAATAATGAACCTAAAGAAACAACTGTTCAAATAATAACTTATGATCCTTTATATTATCAATATTATAAAGACAAAATAACAATAACTAATGTTATTATACAAGAACCACCACCTATTATATTAATAAGTGGATCTTCTAATGATTTTGTAGAAACACAACAAGGTTATAATAATTTTGAAATTAATTATTTACAATTATTTAGTAATAATGTTAATTTAAATCAACAAAATATTCATTATGATTATCAAATAATTCCAGATATTTCATCAAAAACTAATCGTTTTTATGAATCACCAAATGATAATAAACATAATGTTGTTAAACAAACATCTGATACAACAATTCAAATTAATACTGATTATCGAAATCAAAATTATTCTATTATTATTACCGCAAAACATAATGATTATTTAGAATTACCTACATATTATACCATCAATATTACAGAATTAGAACCACCTAAACCAACCAAAACAGATCTTACCTTTCCTATTGTATATGATCATGGTGAAACAATTCAAAATATTAATTTAAATAATTATTTTACTTCAGGAACATCAAATACACATTTATCATTTCATTTAACTTCAAATACTGATTATCCACAAGATGATTATGCTGATTTATTTAAAATTACAAATTCAACTTTATCAATTACTAAAAATACATTTTTTAATTTTGAAAGAACTTTAAAAAAAACATTAATTATTACTGATATAGCATATAATGTATTTGAAACTATTGAACTTACATTTAATCAAAAATCATTAATTGACATTACAAATCCAATTAGTGATCTTACTGATATATATGAATCAACAATTATTAATTTAAATGATTATATTAATATTAATTCAACTTTAATTGAAAAAGATTTTACTATTGAATCAAATATTAATTTAATTAGTATAGGAAAACCTGATATTGTACCAATTATTAAAAATAATGTTAGTCAATTTACTATAAATCCAGATTATCGTGCTGAATCATATAGTTTAACAGTTAATATTAAATTAATTACAGATAAATATTCTTCATTTAAAAATTTTAATTTTACTATTAATGTAAATGAAAGAAAATTAACACCTCCATATTTAATTGATAAATATAAAACATATCAATATACATTATCAAATAATGATTTTGAATTAGATCTTAATGAAATATATTACAATACTATTATAGGATTTGATCTTGTTTATTTTGTTAATCCTATTAATATTGAGTTGTATCAAATAACAGGATCTAAAATTACTTTTACTCCTCAATATAGAGATATAAATTGTAATATAACGATAAAAGCTTCAAATTTAGAATATAATATTGAATCTACATCACAAAATTTATTAAATATTAATATAATTGAAGATAATCCTATCCGATCATTACAAGATTTTACAAATATTTCAGATAATATATATACAACTTTATTACTTTCTAATTATTTTGAATCTAAAGATTCCAATCCACTTAATTTCAATATCAAATATTTAAATCATATTACAAAAACAGAAATTATATTACGATCAAATATTGATAATACAGAACCTACCGCTAAAATTGAAAATAATAAATTAATTATTATACCAGATTATCGTAATCAAACATATATTATTGAAATAGAAGCAAAAGATAGTATATATTCAATTGCAAATTTAAAAAAAGAAATTAAAATTATTGAAGGAATTAAACCTAATATAGAAACATTAAAAGCAATTGATACAATCCTTACAATTACACAAGATTATTTTATAGTAGATTTTGAAAAATATTTTGATATTCGTTATCATATATTACCAGAATATAAAAATCAAATTCAATTAAATTTTGAAATAGAAATAAAAAGTAGAAATACAGATTTAGAAATATTATTGTTTTATAAAAATAATGAATTATATTATGCTGATAGTTTTGGAGATATAACAAATAATAAATTTAATATAGCATATGTTAATATAAATTATAAAATAAAAACTGAAGAACAATTAATTTTATATAAAAATGGTATAGAACGTTTTCGTTCTCAAAACAATATTTTATTATTTAAACCTTCAGCAACAGGAGATATTTTAGATAATAATGATAATTTATTATTTACAATTAATAGATTAAATATTAATACTTACATAGATGATCCTAATTTAATTCTAATTAATAATGAAAAAGCAACTACTACTAAAAAATTAATTAATCTTATAAATTTAACTGATGATACTGCACCTACAACTATAGAAATTAATATTTATAATAATTTAGAAAAATTAAATACTGAAGTATTAACATTAAATAGACCAATATTTACATCATTATTAGTTGATAATTTAAGACATATTCCTATTATTTGTAATATGAAAGATTTAGTTAAAAATCAAACACTTGATATATCTAGGTATGATTTTAGTTTTTCAATATTAACTGATAGTAATTTATATTGTAATAATATTATAGAAATTAATAATAATGAAATAACAGTTAATCCTTATTATAGAAATGAATCATATTTAATATATATTGATGTATATAATAAAAATATTCAAGCAATATCTGATCAATTAGTATATAAATTTATTGAATTACCTGTTTTAGAAATTAATTCTTATACAGAATCTTTTACTTTTACATCAAATCAATACATTTTTGATTATAGTAATTTTATAACTAATTATGCTATAGAATTTAATTTAACTTTAAATATAACTGTATTATCAAATACAATTTATATACCAATTGAAGATCATAATATTAGAACAACTAGAAATGATAATTCATTCTATATAATTGATGATAATAATAAAAAATTAACTATAAATCCAGATTTTCGTAATAATACATATGATTTAAATTTATTTTTTAATATTATAAATATCGATAAAACTGATATTACTAAAGCAATAAATTGTAATTTAACTATACCATTACAAATTAATGAAGAAAAAATACCATCAATAATTTATAAACTCATTCCACCAAATTTTGATATTACAAATAATGAAAGTAATCAAATATTTAATTTAAAAGAATTTTATAATTATAAATATTTAGATTATCTAAATTTTGAAGTAATATTTCCAACATTTTCAAATGAACATATTAAGATTGTTAATAGTAATTTAATTTTAAAGTTTGATTATCATAATTGTAATTACGATATTATAATAAAGGTAACTGATACATATTATTTACCATATGAAAGTAATATAAATTTAAAATTAAACATAAATGAATTAAAAACAATAGAAGATATATCAATCACTTATGATTTTGATCAATTCATTGATATTTATAAAATTGATATTGATATTGATATGACAAAAATATTTAAAAATTTAACACATTATCCAAATACTGATCAACAATTTAATATAAGTTTATCAAATAATAAATATTCTGATACTACTTTATATTATATTCAAAATACTTCAAACTTAAAAATAACTGCAAATGGTAAAGGTGAAGAATATTATATAACAATTGAAAGTTTTATGAATGGTAGTTCTCATTATGAAGATGAAAAGTTATCAAAAACATTTAACATAATAGAATTACCTGTAATAAACATAAAATCTTATAATTTAACAAATCCTCTATATTTTTCAAATATATATGATGTTTATAGTTGTAATTATCCATTCTATAATAATTTAGAGATAGAACAATCAATATCAAAAACAAATAGATATATTGATAACTCTAAATATATTCCAGATATTATACAATATACTGTAAGTGATAGTATTAATACTACAAGTTATACATATGTCAAAAATAAACGTGGTATAGAATATAATGTAAGTTTTGATATTAATGTTATAGATTTTAAAAACGAAACTCTAAATTCTAACTTTAATTTTAGTGTTACTGAAGATCCTCCTATTGAATATATAAGTGGTTCTAATCAAACAATAGATCGATACAATGATAGTATTAATATAACTAGTAAGTTTAGAAATAATACATCTTGTAATTTAATTATAAATTTCATTGGTGGTTATGAAATAACATCAAATGTAGAATATAATGAAGCAACTAATTATATTAGTAAATATTCAATTGATACATATACTTTTCCTGAAGAAAAACAAGCATTAAGCTCAGAACAACCAAATATTTCAACAAATGTATATAATCCTATAGATGAACAAATTACTAAAAATACAAATAATGTAGTATTTGGTTTTTGGTGTAAAGATCATTTTGATATAACTTTAAATATAAATGAAGTTAGCCAAAATATTAATTATACAACAACTGATTGGTTTTATGCATTAATTCTTTATATTCCTAATAGTAATAGTATAAGTATTTATAACAATATGAATATAGAATCTAATATAACAGGTATTGTAACTCAAGAAGTTACATCATATACTATTCAATTTAATAGTAGCAATTTGGTATCTAAATTAAGTCTTTATAGTAATATGGATGAAAGAACACATAAAGCATTAACAAAAAATATAAAAACGGATTTATCTTTTAAACCAGATAATCCATTTAGATATGGTAAAGAATCCACATTAGCATTTAATTATGATGTATCAACCACTGATTTAGATATTATATTAGCAAATTCAAGTAAAAAATATGAATTATTGTTTGATGCATATATAGAAAATTATGAAAACTTTAAGAAATTGGAATATTCTGTAATTGTAAAGGAAAATGATATAGTTATACCTGTTGGTGGATTGAGTGTTGATAGTCTTTATACAAAATCTATGTCCGTAGAAATTACAGATAGCGGTCAATTTGATACTCCGGAAAAAATAGAAACTGCAAAACAAAATATGATTAAATCATTAGTATCAAAAAAGTTTAGTAAAGATACTACAATTGATCCTACCGCATTAGAAGTAAGTCTAACAAATTCTATTGTTCTTGAATTGGAAGGTGATGAATTAGTTATAACTGTTAATCCAGATATTTCACAAACAACCACAACTGATGAATATATAGCAGATTTACAAGCAATTGTAACATCAGAAGAACAAATAACAGAACCACAAGAAATAGTATCTCAATCTATAATATTAGAGAATATAGATTATACAGCTTTAACACCAGAGGATAAAGCTATAATAGTTGAAAAAACTAAACAAGAAATTAGAGAAACTAATTCAGATTTAATAGATAATGATGATATAGTTATTACATTATCGGGTAATGATGATAAAGTAATAGTATCAACTGCAATTAAAGCAACTGTAGAAACAGTTCAAACTATTAAAGAAGGTTTAGAACCAGACCCAGTAGATTCAGATGCACCAGCACTTAATTTAGCTGAAAAAATTATAGAAAAAGTTATTGACCAAAAAGAAGAAGTAAAACCAGTTGTTACCGATACATTAACAGTCGATCCAATTCCAATTTCAGTAAAAGATACAATACTTACAATTACATTAGATGGTATAATATATATTGAAGAGGATAAAAGTATATTTAAAAATATAATTAATGAAGAATTATCACCATCTATGAATAAAACTATAGAAACTCAAATAACACCAACAACAATAGATAATTATGTAAATATTGTAATTAGTATAAAAACATTAACAGTATCAACTGAAACATATGATACTATAGCATTAAGTACAACAATTAAAAATAAATATTTAAGCAGTAAATCTACTATAATTAAAGTTCCTATTATTCCTACTACTGTTGAACCTATAAATATAGCTTTAGGATTGAATGCTGAAAACAAATATATATTAGAGGGAATTGATTCTACACCTAAAACTTTTGATATTGTAGAATCATATGGTCCTTCTAATGTTCAGAATATTCAGATTCGTAAAGGTGTTCAATTAAATTTAATAATAAATACTTCTCCAGAACATCCATTTATTATTGTTAAATCTATCGAAAATCCTTCTAGAACAAATGATGATAGTAATAAATATACTACTGATATTACATATTCTAGTGATTCATTAGAATATGAAATTGGTAAAGGACAAACTAGTGGAACTATAATATGGGATACAGCAAATAGCGATGTAGGAACATATTATGGTATATGTATTAATCATTCTAATATGTATTTTATAATTAATTTAGTAACTACAATAAAACAAAAAGAAACTAAAACTATTAAATCATTTGATATAGCATTAGAAGGTGTTGATTTTGATGGTTTAACTAAAAACGATAAAGAAGAATTGGTAGAATTAGCAAAAACTAAATCAGAAAATAAAAATTTAGGTAAGACAGTTAAAGATGTTAAAATATTAAAATCTACTGATAGCCAAGGTGTTGAACAAGTTATTATAAAAACTATTTATGAAATAGATACTACAGATTCTACAAATGATATACAAATACCAGACCAAACAGATATAGTATCTATTGTTACTGATTTTACAACTAAAAAAGAAACTACTCAAAATAAAATATCAACTTCAAGTCTTAGTATAGAAACTCCAATTACTGAAGGAAATATAGTTGAAACAACAATCAAAATAGATGAAATTATTGATGGTGATCTTGATGAAGAAAGTATAATTGAAGTTGTTAAAGATCAAGTATCAAGAAAAACTGGAGAACCTGTAGAAAATATTGAAATTGATATTCAATATGTAGATGGAGAAGAACAATCTATAGAAATAAAAACAACAATAAAAACATCAAATACTGTTGAAATTGCAGATGTTATGGAAAATCATCCATCATTAAAAGATAGCCTTGTTACTGAAATTACGAATACTGAAAAAACTTATTCTAATTCGCCTGAAGATATTACAGCTTCTGCACCAGAACCTCTTACAACTTCAGATAAATCAGTAACCGAATTGGAACTAACATTACCATATATTGATACACAAACTGAAGAAAATAAAGAGCTTATTAAAACCAAAATTACTGAACAATTTAGCGAAATACAAGAAGAAGATATTACAATCACATTTGATAGTGAAACTGAAAAAGTAACTGTATCTGTAAGACAAGATGCCAATGTTGATCTACCAGAATTAGATTCCGAAACATTACAAAATGATATAATAGACACAGAACTTAAAGAACAAAATATATTAGAAGAAGAATCAACTTTTGCAACTGAACCAACAACACAAGATAGTGTTTCAACAGAAAAAGAAACAGTTTCATTTGAATTTTCAGTTGGAGAAGGAGATAAAGACTCAATTGATATAGAAACAATTAAAAGCAAAGTTAGCAAAGATACTGGAACAGATCAAAATGATATTGTAGTTGAAGTAAATGAACAGGGAACAGTTAAAGTAGATGTGTCATATACACCCGAAGATCCTACAGATCCTACAGATCCTACAAATCCTACAGTTCCTACAATTGATGATTTTAAAAACAGTGTTTCAGGAGCAATTAGCACATCAATAACTGATACAAAACTAGGATTTATATCTACCGGTAGTTTTTCAACAGAAGCAACTCAACAACCAGTACCACCACCACCACAACAATCATCAACAGGGTTAGATAAAGATATTGTAGAGTTTAATATGAAAATATTAAGTGTAGATTATTCTGAAATGGATCAAGGAGATTTGAATATTTTAAGACAAGAAATTAAAGAAATTTTATTAAGAGATTTTGATGAAGCTACAGTAAAACTTGCACTTGAAAATATAATTTTTTCAAGTGGATCTTTAAAAATTACTGTAAAAATTGAATTAGCATCTACAGCAACAGAAGGTAAAACTTTAAATGAAGATGTATTAAATAAATTAAATGAAATATTTGACGGTAAAACTAAAAAACAACTGATAGCAGATTCTATTTTAGAAAGTTTTAATACAAATACTGAACTAGCAAATTTAAGAAATAAATTAGAACCAGGTAAAACAGAAGAAGATATAGGTATTGTAGTTGATTCTACAAGTATTATTAAAGCAAGTAGCAACAATTCTCAACTTAGAAGTATTATATCTTTTACAGATGTTAATTTTAATACCATTACAGAAGAACAAAAAACAGAAATAAAAACACAAACTAAAAATATCATTCATAGTGCTATAGAATCTTCGTCAGCTAATGTTTCTTTATCAACTACAAAAGTTAATATTACAGTATCTACCAATAAAGGAATATTTGGTATAGAAGCACTTGAAACAGCTCTAAATGAATTAAAAGAAACAATTCAAACTGATATAAGAGAAATAATTACTAAACAAACTGATCAAGATCCAGGAGAAGGAACAACTGAAAATGAAATAGATGAAAATACAGAAAATGCATTACCAGGACTTGGTGATATTAGTTCAAGTGATGAATTGATATATAATAAAGATTTAGGTAATATTATTCTTGTTGGTTACAGTAATATAATAAATGTAAGTGAATATATTGAACTAACCGATTTAAAATACGAAATTATAATTGGAAATCAATTCATAGCATCAGCTGTAAATGAACAATTTATAATTATTAATGAAGGTAACAGTAATACTCATCCAATTGAAATAAACGGTATCAAAGAATCCGCAAATACTAAAATTATTTTTAATTTTAATATTGTAGAATCCCACGAAACCGCTATTAAATTATCAGGTAATTCTAATTTTAGTCATTATCCATTAATATTCAAACAAAAATATTTATTAACAGATTTGTATGATTACTATCGTAAAGATTATATAAATTATTCTATATATAATTTAGATGGAACACATTCTGTTAATATAAACGCAAATAAAGAACTAATTATAAATCCAGAAGACAATACATCACAATATAATTTTACAATTAAAGCAGAAGATCCTCTAAAATCTTTTATAAATGAAGATATAACTTTTACTATTAAAAATGTTGTAAATGTTGATTCAACAAATGGTGAAATTATAACACCAACAATAACAGCTATTATTAAAGATATTACAGATCAAACAGAAAATATAGATTTCTTAGATTTATATATACTTGACAAAACAGATAGTAATATATTATCAGTAGATACACGAATTGAAGATGCACAACCAGAATTCTTAGATTTAATTGAAAGTAATATTAATATTTTAAATACCAATATGGTTTTAAGAATTATTCCAACAAATATTAAATTAAATTACACAATTCGATTATATGTAGCTTATAAAGATTCTATAACTGGTAATGAAATTAATAGATTTAATTCAAGTATAAGATATCAAATTCAAGAAACCGGAGTATTTTCATTTAATAGTCATCCTGATACAATAAGATTAACTTACCCTCTTATTAATCTGACAAATAATGAAATAACTTGTAATTTAATAGAAAATATTAACTTACATTATACTACATTATTAAATATTAACGATATCAAGTTTTCCAATATTAATCCTCCTGTTTTAAATGATGCTCATTATAAAAATAATATTTATTCAAATGCCTATATATTGGATATAGATAATAAAAATTTAATATTTAGTAGTGAATATCGTAATAGCAATTATACTATAGAAATTCTAGCTTATTTTGAAGAATATTCTAATGTTAAATTAACACAAATATATCAAATTCAAGAAGCAGAAATACCACAAATAACATTAAATGAAGAATCTCAATACACACATATAGATCAAAGTAATCAAGTAATATATTTGTCAAATATATTATCACGTTATAATTACGTTTATAGTAATGAATTAGAAATTACATATACATTTAATCCACCAACATTAACAAATGCAAATCCATATATTTATAATTTAACAGATGATACTTTAAAAATTGAAACAGATTATCGTGGAAATACTTATGATATTAATATAACAGTTACAGATTCTAATTTTAATAGAACAAATGATGAGATTAATATTAGTATTACGGAAATAGAACCATTTGTTTTAATAGGATCAACTGGTAATACACGTTACAAAACATTTAATAATCTTAAAAATGACAGATTATTAATATCATTAAATGAATATTATGATATCAATATACCAACCTATAAAAATAATAATATTAATATAAAAAATGAAAATTTAACTGATATTGATATTACCGGTGATACATATGAATCTAATATAGAAAATGATATAATAACATTAATATTTGATTATAGAACAATATTAACAGTTACTAATAAAATAGATGATAAGATTTGTTTAACAAAAACAAATAATGAAAATATAATAACCGCAAATACTTTTAATGTAAGTTATTTTATAGCTGAAAGTAATAATAATAATATAAGTAGTTATATTACATCATTACCAATTTCATTATCAAGTGATAGTAGATTACCTTACCAATATAAAAAAGATGATTATTTTATATGGAATACAAAAAATGTTAAATTAAATAGTGAATATTATATTATTAATTATAATAAATATGATCAAAATAATTATATATATATGATAATAAAATTTATAGACATAAATGATATTAATTATAATAAAATTACAAAAATACTAAATTATGATAATAGTATAAGGGATGTTTATGATGAATTAACTATAAATTCAAATGTAATAGTTCATTTAACAGACTACGATAATAGCTTTAATTATAATGCAAATTATCGTAATTCAAATATACCAGTTGAAGTTATTTTAAGTAATATTGATTATCCAAATCAAATAAAAACTATTAATTTTACATTTAATGAAGATTCACTTGGTGATATAGAATACAATGATATTTCAGTTGAATTAGTATCATCTAATACAAATTTATTAATATATAATTTATACGAAGTTTATTGTAATAATGCAGAATTTGATAGAATAAAATATTCAGTTTTTAATCCTATTAATACCGAAAATTATATAACTTTTAATAATTGTAATATATTAATTCAACCCAACTTTAGAGGAAGTAATTATGACATCACAATAAAAGCAGAAGATGTTAATTTTTCAATTAATAATACTGATTTTTCAATTAATATTGAAGAATATCCTCCTCTTAAGTTTAATGAAGGATTTAATAGTAATATAGTAATAGATAATTTATCAAATACTAGTATAATTTATAATTTATTTAATGATATAACAGTATATGCTACACATTGTAATTTAATATTTAGTAATTCATATTTATCTAACTGTTTAGATACTGATATTGGTAATTATAATTCATTAAAATTATTTAGTAATCCTATAGATTCTCTTATAGATACTTATGAACTAATAAATTCAAATATTTATGATATAACATTTAATCCGGAATATCGTAATAAAAATTATGAAATAGGGTATAATATTTATATGTCAGGTTATGAAGAACAATATATACAAGTTAAATTTATAATAAGTGAGATTAATATACCAGAAATAGTTAAATTAGAATCTATATCTTCTACAATTTCTAATATTTATGAAAGTAATATTCCGGATATAATTAATTTATCAGTTTTATATGATTATCCTTATTCAAATGAATTAGTATTTAATATAACAACAACATCTAATTATTCATATGATAATCGTATATTAACATTTACACCTGATTTTAGAAATACGAATTATATTTTAAATATTGAAGCTTATGATCCATATTTTACCAATGTAACATTTCAAAATAGTTCCAATAATATTATTAATTATAATATTATTGAAAAACCACCATTAGAATTTGATAGTATTCCTTCATTAACATTTACATATCAAGTAAATAATGAGGGAACATCAAGTTATACATTTAGTAATTCATATGATCGTAATGATAATGTAATTGGAAATAATCCAGTAATTAATATATATATAGGTGATACAATAGTATTTGATAGAATTACGGATGGTCATCCTATTAATATTAGAAATAGTGTTGAAGATATAGCACAACAAATTGATAAGAAAACTACATATACTTTTAATGAAATAGGTATATTTGAATATTATTGTGCTAGTAGTCATTCAAGTATGAAAGGAATAATAAATGTAAATGAAATACCTTTATTTGATCAAACAGTTATAATAAATAATTTGGGTAGAGAAGAAAAACACTATAATATCATCGATAATGTTAGAATATATGCAACACATTGTAATATTACAATTGATAATACAACTACATTAAGTACAAGAACTGCATATTATAACGAAAATTATCCAAATTCTATTACTGTTACAGATAATAGTAATTTAACAATTGCAACAGAACATAGAGGTGAATCTTATATAAATGTATTTGATATATATATGTCAGGATATGATATACAAAAATTAACAAAGAGTTATGATATTACAGAATTAAGTATTCCAGATGTAATTAATATAAATAATATTTATACATCAACGATAGAAGAAACAAAAAGATTTATATTAAAAGATCTATATGATTATCCATATGCGGATGAATTAGTATTCTCAATAATAGATTCAAAACAAAAATTAAAAACTGCAGAGAATTTTGTAGATCCAATTGAAGAATTAATAAACAATGGATTGTCTAATATTAATGACCAATGTAATTTATTTATTGATTTAGAAATAGATGAAAAAGAATTTAAATTTAGTATCAAAGCTGAAGATCTAAATTTTAAATTATCTAATTTAAATCTTACAATTGAAATTACAAAAGATACACCCCTTGATTTCAATATTGTGGATTTTACAAATCAATCAATGATAAATGAAACTTTTGAGAATATGTCGAATTCAATAATAACAATTGACTTTTTTGATAAATATGTATCAAATATAGATGAAGGTAATATTTTAGTAATTGAACCGATGTATCCATATAATTCAAATATAAATGGACGTTTAGCTTATTATCCAGATTACTATCCTACATATAATGAAGATTTACCTTATAAAATAATAGATTCAAATGTGTATTTCTTACCAGAATATCGTGGAAATACATATTCAAATATTTTTAAATTATATGCACGAAATGTAGAATGTAATATAAATTATGATAGTTATTATTTACAAGTTAATTGCATTTGTATTGAAAATACAGTTCCTTCTATTATATTTAATAATGACAATAAGAGTAGTATATTTACATCATTACCATTACAATATAATAGTATTAATGAAGAAAGTTATAATTTATCAACATTATATACATATCCATATTTAAATTATTTAGAATTTAAGTATGATATAAATATCGATATACCATATAGCAATACTGTAATGGAACAAAGTAATTTAAATATAATATTAAAACCAAAATTTCGTGGAAAGAATTATACAATTACAATTGATGCATATGATAGATTTGAGCATTCTAATGTAGAATTAACAATAGATATTAATGAAATACCAGCTATTAGATTTATTGATGAGGATGAATATGCAGATCGTGATTCTAATATAAAATCAATAAATGTAAATGATCTTACAAATACGCAAATAATTTGTAATTTAGAAAGTTATATTATTAATAATTCTGATACAATAATACTATTTAGTAATATATTTCCAGAGGTTCGTGAAGCTTATTATGATAATACAACAAATAAAAACGCACTTAAACGCACAGATACTACAATTGTAGAGTCAAATATAATAAATATAACTACTGCAACTATTGAAGAACATAATGGTAAAGATAGTTATAAAATTGATACTAATATTATAGAAAATATTAATAAAATAGATAATAAAGAATTTTCAGTAGCATTTAATTTTTATTTTACTCAAAATTCTATAGAAATTTTTACTATTAAAGGAACTGATTTAACTGAAGGAACTGATACTACAATATTAAAATGTAAAATAATTAATAATACTAATATAAGTTTTATAACAAATACACTTAATACTATTGATCATTCTATTAATTCAGGATCAGGATGGAATCATATTGTATTTAATTTTAAATCAAATTCGCGTGAATTATATATTAATAATAATGCAATTGTAAAAACAGAGAGTGGATTAAATAATGATTATACAAATATGGAAATTACAATTAATAGCAATATTGAATATTTCCAAAGTTTTAAAGTAATTGATAAACCTTTAACAATAACTGATATTGATTATTTATATAATAATGAAGTTATTACACAATATTATGATAAAAATAAACTTTATATTAACCCAGAATATCGTAATCAAACTTATACCACACAAATCATTTTAAAAACACAAGGATATGAAGAAATTAGTAGAACATTAGAATTTATTATAAAAGAAACTCAAATACCACCTATAACATTAAAACCTCAATATAACGATATATTAAGTTATACCTATTGTAATTTATTCAATTATACTTGTAATATAGAAAATATAAGTGATCTTTACAATTATCCTTTTAGTAATCATTTAATATTTACAACATCAACAAATAAAACAATTGAATCATATAATACAGATAAAGCATATATTATTACAACAAATAATAATAATCTTAGTATAACAGCAGATTATCGTGATATGGATTATATTGTTACATTAATAGCTACAGATCCTCAAAATAAATTTAATTTATTTAACAGTAATTTTGAAGTTTTTATTCACGAAAAACCACCAATTGAATTTGATAATTTTGAATTAATTTATACAGAATATTTATGTAATTTAGAGAAAACTGAATTAAATTGCAATATATATAATAATATTATTATCAATGTTGATTCTAAATATGTAAGTAATTTAAGTTATAATTATGAAACACCATCGCAAAATATACGAAATACATTTTATAATCTATTTGATAACGGTGATTATAAAAATGCATATTATATAACTGAATCTAATTTAAATATTATACCAGAATATCGTAATCAAAATTATAAATTAAAATTTAACATAAATATTGAAGGATATCAAAATCAAATAATAAATAAAATATATGATATAACCGAATGTAATATACCACCCATTGTTATTGATCAAACAGTAAATAGTAATTTTGTAGGTTTGTCAAATGAACCATTTATTAATAATGATTTAGCAGATTTTTTTACAACATATCCATTCAAAGATGATTTAAAATTTATTATCATTGAACCGGAAGATATAGAGAATAGAAAACCTTTTATTGAAGATACATTTAAAACAGAGAGTGTTGAAAATAGACAAATAAAAGTTAAACCTGACTTTAGAGATAGCACATATAATATTAAATTATTAATTTATGATCAGAATTTTTCATATTTAAATAATAATGTTAATTATAATTCAGATACACGTTTATATTCAATAACTGATTTTAAATCAAAAAATACAGGAGAAATTATTGAATCTTTAAATAATAAACAAGATAATAATCATAGTAGCAATGCTGTTAATGAATCATTAAATTTATATTTTACTGAAATACCACCTATTGAATTTAATACTACAATTGATATTATCTATTATTGTAATTTAACTAAAGATACTGAAACTTGCAATATTTATCCTAATATTAAATTTAATGCTCCTGTTGAACCAATTATAACAAATTTTGAATATAGTAATTTTATAACACCAAGACAATCTTTTTATAAATCAACTGAAGAATTAAATGCAATTAGTATAACAGATTTATCAAATATTAATATATATCCAGAATATCGTAATCAATCGTATATTATTAATGTTGGTATAGAACATTCAAATTATCCTAATCAAATAATAACACAAACTTTTTTTATACACGAATGTAATATACCCGATATAACATTTAAATATTCAGATATTACATTTCAACATCTTGCTCAAGAAACAACTACAATAAATTTGGAATGTAATAATGATCTTAAAGAATATTTCAATTATCCATTCATAAATGAATTAGAATATAGTTATAATATATCCAATATTACTCAAGATATTCCTGATGAACTAATCAGTTCTCCAGATGTTGTAATAGAAAATAGCAATATTACAATTTTACCTGATTATAAAGGTTATATGTATGCTGTTGAAATCACGACAATTGATACTAATTTTGGAATATCCAATACAGATTTCATAATTACTATAGATGAAAAAGCACCAATAGAATTACGTAATACTCCTAATATATATTCAAACTTTATTGTAATAGATAATTTATCTAATGTTGATCATATCATTAGTGCAACTAATATTTATACAAGAAATTATACAGATATTAGTACTTCAGTTAAAAAAGAAGTGCATATGGATTCGAGTACTATAACTAATTTTAAACAAAGAGATACTGATAATCCTGTAAGTGTAATAAATTTTGGAACATCATTATTAACAATATCACCATATTACAGAGATGTTAATTACAATTATGTATATGATATATATATAGATAATAGTAGTTCTACAGATATACATAAATATCAATATTTTAAACTTAAATTAGTTGTAAATGTTATTGAATTACCTATACCATCTATCAATGTTTATAATTCTGATAAACTTATTAATTCAAATTTAAGTAATAATGTTATTACTATTCAAGATTTACAATCATTATATGATTATCCTTTCAATAAATATTTACAATTTAACTATAGTAATAGTGAAACTGGAAATTACGATATTAATTTAACAGATAGTAATCTTATAGTTACTACAGGATTACGTGATAAAACATATATTTTAACATTATTAGCATATGATCCATTATTTACATATCATCACGATATAGATTATGTTGATTGTAATTTAACAGAAAATGATTCAAATAGTAATTTAATAAATGAAACTTTACAATTTGAGTTCCAAGAATTACCAGCTATAAGATTTACAGATGGTTCTATTAATACTAAAACAGTTGATATTATTACTGTAGGTAATATACAATCTAATATTGATATTAGAGATCATGTAACTATATTTACTGATCATTCCAATTATATGTTAAGTAATGCATCAGTTTTACCAAGAAATGCATATTATATAAGTGGTGATCATAGTAATGCAGTATTCTTTGGTTATGCAAATGATGATGGAATAGTTATGAAAACAGAAGATACATTAATTTATATTAATCCAGAATATCGTGGTCATACTTATACAGTAAATATTGATATTTATATGTCTAATTTTATAAATAATAAACTTACATTATCATTAAATATTACTGAAGAAAATATACCTGTTATTCAATTAGATACAGATTTAAATATTACTAGAACAGTATCAATTAATGAAGATATAATACCAAATCTTAAAAATCAATATAATTACGTATATTCTAATCAATTACTATTTACTTGTAATATTATTGAAAATGAGACTACATTAGGTTATGATGTTACTTTAGATGGTGATACTTTAACGATTGTTCCTAATTTACGTGGTAATAATTATCATGTTACCATAATAGCATATGATCCATATTTTACATCTAATTTTGAATTAGGATTAAATGAAGAATATTGTAATCTTATAAATGAAGCTTTAATATTTAATTTTCAAGAAACTCCTTCAATTTACTTTAAAAATATGGATTATTCAAATTTATCGAAAACAATTAGTATTAATGCACCAAATAATACAAACATACAATGTAATTTAATAGATATATTATCTAATGAAACTACAGAAGGTGTATATATTATAGAAAATATTATTGGATTACCAGATGAAGCATATTATTTAAATGATAATAATAGTAATGCAGTTTATTTCGGTGATCTTATAGAAGCTATTGTAACTATAAATACTGATCCTATTATTAATATTAATCCGGAATATCGTGGTGATACTGAATATACAGTTTCATTTGATATTTATGCATCTAATTTTACAGATAGAAAATTATCAATTGATCTAGTTATAACAGAAGAAGATATACCAAATATTGAATTAATTGCTGATATTCAAACAGATTTTTCAAATCTTTCAAATAATATTATAGTTATTGAAAATCTACGTGATAAATATAATTATGTATATTCAAATGTATTAGAATTATCAATTGTAAATAATCCAATAGATGGTGTTAATTTAAGTGATGAAACATTAACAATTATACCCGAATTACGTAATAGTGCGTATAATATAATAATAAGAGCAGAAGAACCAAATATAAAACAAAATGGTAATGATGTTAGTAATAATGAATTAATATTTAATATTGAAGAAATAGCATCTATTAGTTTCAAAGATAGTTATATTGGTAGTAATTATTATAGATTTGATATATCACAATATTCAGGTAATAATAATTATACATTTAATCAAAATGATTTAACAACCTATATATTTGTTAAAGGTTTGGAAGAATGTAATATTATTTTAGAAATTAAAGATAGTTCTACATTTGGTAATTATAGTCTTAGCGAAAGTAGCAATGAATTAAATATAGTATTTGATTATGATTATTATGAAGCGTGTAATATTGATATTAAAGCATATTTAGAAAATTATCCTGGTATTAAATTAGAAACAACAATTAGAGTAATTATACCACCATTAGGTGCTCCTAGAATAACAAATAATAAACAATATTATAATTTAATTGGTGATAATTATTTAGATCCTATAACACATAAAATTGAATTTCCAAATATTTTTAAGAATACACAAGATGTTGAAAATCTAACAATTAATATTACAAATATTAGTTTACCAGATTCATTTGGATATTCTGGAAATATGATTTACACTTATATTAAACCTACTTATAAACAGTTTAATATCACAGAATCGGGAATAACATTAATTGATAATGTAGATTTTTCTAGTTTTAGTAGTAATTGTAATGAAATAGGTCCTTATTATCAAATAGATAATGATTATTATAATGTAATATATGCGTTTAAACATAATGATACTGGATATACTATTCAATTTGAAGAAAAATATCATAATTGTAATTTAGATGTTTTAGTTGTAGGAGGTGGAGGTGGTGGTGGAAATGGAACAGCGATATTGCAAGGTGGTGGTGGTTCAGGTGGTAAGGTAGTTTATAGTAATATTACAATAGATTCAAGTAAAACATATAGTATAGTGGTAGGTGATGGTGGTGATGGTGGTATTGATGGAAATGAAAGTAGATTTGATAATATAACAGCTAATGGTGGTGCTAAAGGAACAAGTTATACAATTACACCAGTATTTTATGTAAATAATAGTAGGACATTTACAGAATTTGATTTTAAAGTAGAAGGTGTAGGTTATTCAAATATTGAAGAAAAAATATTAAATAATTTAGGTTGTAATTTTGATAGACCCGTAACATCAATAGGGGCAGGATCAAATATAGAAGATCCTTCAATAGGTAAATCAGAATCATTTTACAGTATTTATAAAAATGTTAATATTGGTGATTATAGTGAATCAGAAATATATTTAGGTGGTGGAGGTAAATATGGTTATGGTTATGATATTCACAAAATATTACCAAAATCCGTATATAGTTGTGGTAATAATGGTAATGGTGCATTAGGAAGAACTGGTGATAATAAAATACCAATAAAAATTACAGATAATATTGGTGATTTAAATATAGTTGCAATTAGTGGTGATAATCTACATTCATTATTTTTAGATGAAAATGGTAATGTATATAGTTGTGGTACAAATACTGATGATAATAGCGTATTAGGAAGAACTGGTGATAATGAAAAAGCAATAAGAATTGATACATTTTCTAATTTAGATGGTCCTATTAATTCTAAACCTAATATAGTTGCAATTAATGGAGGTGCTAGACATTCATTATTCTTAGATGAAAACGGTAATGTGTATAGTTGTGGTCTTAATGAAAGTGGTGGATATGGAGGATTAGGATTAGGACACGAATATGGATGTAATATACCAACAATAATTGATACAACTAATATTGGTGATTCAAATATAGTTGCAATTAGTGCTGGATCAAAACATTCATTATTCTTAGATGAAAATGGAAATGTATATGCTTGTGGTAACGGTAATTTTGGTCAGTTAGGATTAAGTGATACAACTAATAGATATATACCAACAGAAATTACAAGTAATATTGGTGATTCAAATATAGTTGCAATTAGTGCAGGAGGATATTATTCATTATTCTTAAATGATAATGGAAATGTATATAGTTGTGGTAAGAATAGTTATGGTCGATTAGGAAGAACTGGTGATAATAAAATACCAATAAAAATTACAGATAATATTGGTGATTTAACTATAGTTGCAATTAGTGCAGGTTACGATCATTCATTATTCTTAGATGAAAATGGAAATGTATATAGTCTTGGTACAAATCAAGATGGTCAATTAGGATTAGGTGAAAATGATAGAACTGATAGAGATAAACCAATAAAAATTAATAATTTTTATGATTTTTATGATAATCCTATATCTCCTCCACCTAATATAGTTGCAATTAGTACTGGTTATAAACATTCATTATTCTTAGATAAAAATGGAAATGCGTATAGTTGTGGTAATTATAGTTATGGTGAATTAGGAAGAACTAAAAATATAAGTCAGAGAGGAAGTGTTGAAGTAAAGTATTACTCATCAAAACCAACAATAATCGATACAACTAATATTAGTAATCAAAAGATAATTGCAATTAGTGCAAGTGGTTATCATTCATTATTCATAACTGCAAATGTAGTAACAGATTCATCACCAGTATCCTTAGGTGGTGGAGGTGATAGTATTGAAAATGGTTCATTACCAGGTAAATCTTTATCTGGAGGTGGTGGTTCGGGTGGTGCTATAGGAAATCATCCGGGCGGTAAAGGTGGTTCAGGTATAGTTTTATTGAAATATAATACAGGTTATAAATATTATCCAGATGAATATTATTGTAATTTACCACCATTATATCAAGAATTAACAATAGATGTTCAAAATATCTTTGGAACAACTACTGCCACTTTAAGATTCATTAACATAGATGAAATTAATACTTTAGCTATTACAGATATTTTACATCCAACTTATAAAATTGATATAACTCAAGATTTTACTTGTAATATTAATTCAGATTTTGAAATCGTTTATGTAAATGAAAATATTATAACTAATGTTACTAAAAATGATCAAGATCTAGAAATAATAAATGGTGATAGAGGTTTATATTATGATGTAATTATTAATGATAGTAATTACAATTATGTATATCGTATTGAAGAATCAGGTGATTCAGCAAAACCTATATTAGTAAATAACGATAATTATTTTAATTTAGTTTCAAATAGTATTACAGAATATCCTAATATATTTAAAAATACATATGCTTATGATTTATCAGAAATAATTATCTATGAAATTACAACATATCAAAATGCATTTACAATAGATAAAAATAAATTAATACCTGTTGCTGATATAGAAACCAGATTATTTAGTGAATCGAATGTTATAGAAGTAGAGATAAAAGCATCTAATTTATACCAAAGTAATACAGAAACATTAACATTTTTCAAAATAGATGATTCACTTTCTAATATTAGTGATTTAACAAAACCAACACAAATAATTGAATTTCAACCTATAGATAATAGTTGTAATATTTCAATTGGTCAAGATTTTGATATAATATTTGATTATTCAAATATAGATAATGAATATGTAATAAAACAAGATTACAATTTAATAATTTATAATGTAGGACGTTTAATAACATATGATATAGTAATTAAATTAATTGATACAAATCATTCATATATTTATAGAATAATTGAACCAGAAGTATATAGAGGTCCTGTAGTAATCAATGATTCTATTTATTTCTATTCAATTGATGATAAATATTTAGATCCAATTACACATAAAATTGAACTTTATTCATCTAATATTTTTAGTAATGCAAAATCTGCAGACGCTAATTTACCTATAACTATAGAATCAACTGATCCCGATTTTACAATTGAAAATGATTTAATTTATAGTTACATTAAACCTACTTACAAACAGTTTAATATCACAGAACCAGAAATAACATTAATTGATAATGTA